ACATGGAAAAGTGGGATAAGAACAACAAGATTCTTGCCCTGCAAGACCCAACGGCACGTGTTCTTGAAGAACAAAGAATTCGCCAACAAATCTATGCAAGTGCCGGAGTTAAACCTATAATGGCGCAACAGGCGGCACCTGCGGGTGTCGGAGACTTTAAATTAGTCGGGGTGCGATGACCCCATAACAATTAGGACGTGCAGCAATGCCCATTTACAGCGTACAAGGCCCCGATGGCCGCATATATGACGTAGAGGGGCCTGCTGGCGCTTCTGAAACTCAAATTGTTGCTTTTGTTCGGGCAAACTACCAGCAGCTAAAACCCAAAGAGGGCCTTGGCGCTGCAGTTGGTAAAGGGCTTGAGTCCTTAATCTCTTCTGGGCGTACCGCTGTTGGTGCGCTTACTGGCTCCGCAGAAGAAGCCGCGCAAGAAGGTCTTGAGCGCGGGGAAAAGATTTCCAAAAAGTACGCTGACCAAGTCAGCCTTGACAAGGTTAAAAAGGCGTATGAAGAACGTGGCCTGTTGCCAGCCGCTGGCGAAGCCATCAGTCAAATCCCTGCGGCAATCGCCGAACAAGCACCTAATCTTGCCGCCACATTTGGTACTGCCCGTGCCGGTGCGGCACTTGGCTCGTTTGCCGGTCCCGTTGGTACAGTTGTTGGCGGTCTTGCAGGCGCTGCAGTTCCTTCTTTATTCCAACAGTTCGGCGGTAACGTTGAGCGTCAAGCCGCAGAGCAAAAAGCCCGTGGCGAAGAAATCAAAATTGACACCGGGGCTGCCGGAGCTGCAGCCGTTCCTCAAGCTGCCTTAGACGTTGCAGGTACGTTAATTCCCTTGGGTGGCCGCCTTGTTAGTAAGCTCACAGGCATCCCGGAAAAAGCATTGGTTGGGCGGTCTGCCGCAGAAGCTACAAAACTGGCCGATGAAAGACTGCTGGCCACCTTGGCCAAAGGTACGGCAGTAGGTGCCCTTGCTGAAATTCCAACAGAGATTACCCAGCAGATGCTTGAGCGTGCACAAGCAGGCTTGTCTTTGTCTGATGCAGACGCTTTAAAAGAATACGGCGAAACCGCTTACCAAGTCGGTCTGCTTGCCCCGATAGGTGCGGCGGGTCGTTTGTCTGAGCGTGCTGGTGCACGTGGTGAAGTCATGGCGCGCAAGCAGGAAGAAGCTCGCGTACAGAGGGAAGAAGAAGCCAAACAAAAAGCTGAGGCCGATGCCAAAGACGCAGAAGCTAAAGCGGCTGAAGATGTGCGTAAACAAACGCCTGCCTATGCCATCGAGTTTGGCCAACAGTACGACGACTTGCTGGCGCAGTATCAGGAAAAACGCAAGGGATTGAAGACCCCCGGCAAGGATGCAACGCCTGAAGAAAAAGCCGAGTACGCAGAGCGTCAGGCAGAGGTCAAGGCTCTGTACAAACAACTGAACGAGCAAACACCTGAGTACCGCCGTACTAAAGGACTGCGTGCAGAAGCTGCGGCAAAAGCGGCAGAAGATGCTGAGAAAGCACGTATCGCTGGCATGTCTCCCGAAGAGTACGCGCTTGAGCAAGCTAACGCGCAAAAGCAAGTTGAAGGTGTGTCTGGCACAGCCAAACCTACCGATGTTGGTATTGAAAGCCCGTTTGCCCCCGTGCCCGGCGAAGCCGACAAGTACATACAAGAGCGCATGGCGCTGGCTAAACAGCAAGTGCCGGAACAAGGGATTAACGGTATTTCCGACTACTTGATGTCAAACCCTTTGATGGCCAGACACTTAGTAGAAACCCGTACACCACTGCCCGGGCTAAAAGCCGCAGAGCAACGTGCTGTGTTGGGCGGTCTGGAATTACAACTGAAAGAGTTGGAAAAGAAACGCGCTGCTGCCGGCCGTGCCGCTACTGGCGTAGCCCAACAACGTTTGAGCACTGTTGAGGCTGAAGAGCAAGCCGCCCTTGACGCCCAGCGTGCGGATGATGCGCGGCTTGCAGAAGAGACAGCTAAGCGAGACGAGCTGGCTCCCGAAGTTGCGGCACTGCAAGGTATGGCCAACAAGCCATCGCCAATGATTGACCAGTTCAGTTTGTTTGAAGGTCAACCAAACGTTCAAGGTTCTGCCGCCATGGGCCAAGCCAAGCAACAACTGCTTGGGGAAGATGTCACCGCTACTGCGGACGAGAATGCTGCGGACGTTAAGCGTGACTTGCGCCGCGTCCCCGGTGCTGAATTTAAACTGCGTGCCCGTAAAGAAGGCGCTGCCCCCGTCACCCGTGATGAAGTTGCTGACCGCTTGAACCGTGTCTTGAGCACCTATGAGTTGTCTCCTGAAGCGTCTGCGTTCTTGCGCCGTGCAGAGCAAGTTATGCCACAAGCTGGCCAAGATTATTTTGATTTGTTAGATGCCCAGCTCGACAAAATTGAGAGCGGCCAAGAGGGCGTTCCACGTAAAGGCGAGAGCCGTACACTAACAGCAAAGACCGCTCCAACAACGGCTGAACAACAAGCCCAAGCCAGCACAACTCCCGGCACTGAAGGCGCTAAGATCGACATGCGTGAGCGCCGTGATGCGCAGCCCGGCCAGCCTAGCCCACTGAAGACACCTATTGCCCAGCCTGCGGAAGCTGAGCGTAGCGCGGGACTACGTGGCAAAGCCGAGCAAGCTGTTCGCACTCCTGCAAATAAGCCCACCACACTGCGCGGTGCAAGTGCTAAAGCCGCAGACTTGTCTTTGCAAGGCGATCTTGAACCGTTGGTCCGTCAATCTGAACGCGCCGCCGATGAGCAAGCCGGACAGCTTGGCCTGTTCCCCGAAGAAGAAAAGAAGCTTGGCTACGTCAAGCCTGACCGCGAAGCTTTCAACCGCTTCATGCGCAGCCCGTTTGTCAATAAACTTCGTAAAGACTTGCGTGCAAACGAGGAAACCCTCAAGCAAGCCGCACGTATTCCTGCGCTGAAGAATCGCATCAACGAGTTGACATCCAAGATTATTGGTGTTCTGAGCGACTTCCAAGAGTACAAGACAGCCGACAAGTTGGTACGCGCCAACAAGGACATCACAGTATCAGAACGCGGTCTTGACCAGCTCAAAGGTGCAATGACCAAGAACGTTGTCGACCGGATGGAGTTGGCTGGCGCAATTGAATCGTTGCAACAACAACGCGCCCAGTTTTTAGAAGAATCCCAGAAGACCGGTATTGCGCCAGATGCAGAAACAATTGCTCAACTAGACAATGTAGAAGAGCAGATGCAGCGGTTCAATAATGAGTTGTCCTTGCTTGATGGCGCGGTTAACACATTGGATGGACAGATTCGCGTTGCCCAGTCGCAGTCACGCATGATGGAGTTGGTTGAGAAGTCACCTTCTCTCGAAGAATTGGCAGATTCTAAAGAACAACTGCGTGCGGCACAAACGGAACTTGCAGATCTGCAGTCACGCATCAGCGCCTTGGAGACCGAAAGGAAAACCAAAGCTGCCGAGGATGCTCGTACAGCCGCCGCAGTTGCCGCTGCTGAAAGAGCCAAAGCCACTGAAGCACTGGCCACTAAAGCGTCTGAAGCGCCTATTCAAGGTGCACGTAGAGGCGAGCTTGACACTACTGTTGTTCCGGCTATGTCTTGGGCAGAACGTGTGGCTCGTCGTTGGGCTGAACGCGGCAAGACTCCTATCAGTGCTACTGAAAAGCAAGAGATCCAAGGCAACCCAGAAAGAGTTTTGGGCGGCTTCAAAGCCATCGTTACCGGTCTTGAGAAAAAGATCAACCAGAACCAGCTGTCCGCTAAGCGTGCGCTTGAGACTGAAGTTGTTGGCCCCGCACTAGCCGCACGTGACAAGCTAGACGCTCAGTACAAAGCCGCCAAGAGCTCCGCTCAACGTGCCGAAATTGGCACAAAGCTAGATGCCGCTGAGTCAGCACTGACCAAAGCCAGAGAAGATGCGCGTAAGCCCCTTGAAGAAATGGTGTGGAAAAGCAAAGCTGGCGACACCAAGAAACTTGCGGAAGCAATGCGTAAAGTCGATTGGCTTGAGAGTTTGATTGCCGAAGGCCGTGTTGAGATTGCGCCGCCTAGGAGTGTTCAAGTTATCTCCAAAAAGAACCAAGAGATTCTGACAGCGGAGTCTAAGGCCAAGGCGCAAGCTCAAGCCGCAGAGCGTCTGAAGTCCCCCGCTACATCTGGCGAAGCTCTGACACGTACCCAAGCTAAGCAAGCCGCGCAGCCTCAGAAGACTCAGTTTGAAGGCAAAGGCGTGCCCGGCGGTACAGCTACAGAAATCAAACCAGAGCCCAAGCGTTTAACTGGCGCAGAGATTTTGGCGGCTATGCAGCAGAGCACTCCGCAACGTCTGAAGAAAGACGTACTGCCGCAACTGGCAGCCACAGCGTCCCAAGGCCCTGCGCTCAAAGAGGAAGTTGATACGGAACAGAGTGCGGCTGCAATCATGCAGAACATCAGCACAAGCACTAACGACGAGATTAACAGAGCTGTGGCTGAGCGCTTGAAGATGCTGCTTGGCAACACTGAAGTTCGTTTGGTAGATGACTTGCGCAGTGATGACGGCCAAGCTGTGTATGGAACTGCTGCGTCTGACGGCTCATTCATTGAACTAGACAAGACCTATGGTTTGAATGAGCAAACAGCTTTGCACGAAGGTGTTCACGCCGGTGTTGAGCGCACGCTTAGTTTGCCCGAAGACCAGTTGACCCCTGAGCAGTTGGCTGCTAAGAGAGAACTTACAGACATCTACAACGCGCTCAAAGAAGACAAGGACATGCCCTATCCTGAGTTGGTGACCAACTTAAGCGAGTTTGCGGCAGAAGCGTTGACAAGTCCCAAGTTGCGCACCTACATGCAGTCTAAGCCTTGGACGCTTAAATACATGTGGGATGCTTTCAAGAGCGTTATCTTGCGCTTGCTTGGCGTGAAGACACCTAGCAACATGAGTGAAGCGGCTATTGCGGCTGTCGACCGCATGATGACCAAAGTGCCCCGCGCTACCGAAGCAGACATGACGCTGGACCAGCCAAGGCTGAACCGTGCGCGTGACTCTGAGTTTGATGACATTGTGGACATCTCCAACAAGATGGTGGCCCGTCAAAAGACTTGGAGCGAAAAGATTAAGGTCAACGCTACAGGTTTGGCGTTTGAGACACAGTTGGTTGATCGCTTCGCTGGCTTTGAGCGTCTGTCTAAAGTTATGGACAAGCTCAAAGGCATCCAGATGATGTACTACTTGCGCATGTATGACCAGCGCATGAACTTTGTGGCGCAGTCTGCGGCTAACGGTGCTCTGCAGCTTGTAGAAAAGGTGCGGGCTGATGGCCAGAAAGAGTACCTGATTGAGAGCCGCCCCGGTGCAAGCCTGCGTGGTGTGTCCGAGATTCTCAAAGGAGCCTCCGATGCTATGGGCGGTGTCGACAATGCCAGCCGTACGTTTACTTCCTACATGGCGGCGCTCCGTGCGAAGCGTGTGGGCTTAGATAAGCTGAACTTCAGCGGCACAATCACTCAAGCAGAACTTGACCGCGTACTGGCCACAGTCAACGGCAACAAGACAATCAAGGATGTGTTTGAGCGTGCCCGTGAAGAGTACAACACGTACAACAGAGGGCTGGTAAATTTTGCCGTTTCTGCTGGCGCTATTCGCAAAGCCGATGCAGAAGCGCTGTTAAAAAGCGACGACTACATTCCGTTCTATCGTGAGCGCAACGGCGTTGTTGAGTTGATGATTGGTGGTGAAAACCCCATCCGTATTGGCAACATCAAAGAGCAGCCCTACTTGCAAGAGTTGGTGGGCGGTGACGCCCCTATCATGGACTTCATGGTCAGCTCTGTGCAAAACACCAACATGATGGTGGATATGGCACTGCGCAACTTGGCCACAAAGAACGCTGTGTTTGAGTTGAAGAACATGGACATGGCAAAAATTACGGACAAGGCTATCTCTGGCCCTGACGTCATCAAGTTTAAGGTGGACGGAGAAGACCGCTTCGCAATGGTTGATACCGATGCTGCCGGAGTCCCTGCTGACATCTTGGTCAAGGGCATGGAAGGTATCCCAACACAGATGCCGTTTGCCTTGCGTGTACTGGCTGCCCCCGCTTCCTTCTTGCGCAAAGCTGTGACAGCTACGCCTATATATGCAGCTCGTCAGTTGTTCCGTGACTCGGTGGCTTCCCCCTTGTTGTCTGGCGCTGATTTTGTCCCTGTTATTGGAGCGCTTAGACAAATTGGCAGCGCAACCAAAGGCACGCTTGAGAGCCGAGGCATTACCGGCGGGCAGGTGTTCACGGGTGGTGCGGCAGATATTACCGACATCATGCGCCGCATCGCCTCTGGCAAGAGCGGCTGGTCTGACTTCGTGTCTAAGGCCGAGAGCATCTCCATGGAAGCTGACGCGCTGACACGCCGTGCCCAGTACAACAGCTACATCAAGCAAGGCTTGTCCGAGATGGAAGCCACGTACATGGCGCTTGAGTCAATGAACTTTACCAAGCGCGGTGCGTCTCCTAGCATCCACATGGCTAACTCGTTGATCCCGTTCTTTAACGCACAGATTCAAGGTCTGAACGTGCTGTACAAAGCGTTGGCCGGCAAGATGCCTTTCAATGAGCGCTTGAAGATTCAGGAGAAACTGCTGACCCGTGGCTTGATGATTGCTGCCGGTACGCTTGCGTATGCGGCCATGATGCAGGACGACGAAGCCTACCAGAACGCTACACCTGAGCAGAAGTATGGCAACTGGTTTGTGCGTATCCCCGGTGTGGAAGAAGCTATCCGTCTGCCCATCCCATTTGAGATTGGTTACATCTTCAAGGCATTGCCCGAAGCGCTGTACAACTCGATGGTCAATGAGCGTGGCGGTGAGCAGGCTGTGCAAGCCTTCCGTCAAATCTTGCTCAACACAATCCCCGGCGGTTCTTCTTACGGCATCCCACAAGCCATGCGCCCAGCCATCGAAGCTGGCCTTGGCAAGTCGTTCTACACAGGGCGCGACATCATGTCTCCCCACGAGCAGAAGTTGTTGCCTGAAGCCCAGTTCCGTGAGAACACATCACAGATCGCTAAGACTGTTGGCGCGGCGGCGGGCGTATCCCCGATTGTCCTTGAGCAGTTGGTGCAGGGCTATACCGGCAGCGTAGGCTTGGCGTTTTTGCAGGCAGTCAGTATGCCGTTTGGTAAGTCCGACTCACCTGAAAAAGCGTTTAAGCGTTTGTCAGAGATGCCTGTGGTAGGTACTGCGTTCCAGCCGAACGATGCTGGCGGCATTATCAACATGGCTTACGACCGGATGAACGAGTTTTCCAAAGTTAAGTCTACTGTGGATGATCTGATTGAGCGCGGTGAAAAGGCCAAGGCACTGGAGCTCATCAATACCAAAGCCAATGAGTATGCGGCGGGAGAGATTGCGCACGACTTCACATCGACTATGGGAGAGTTGACCCAGTACGAGAGAGCCATCCGTGCATCTAACCTGACCCCTGAGCAAAAGCGTGAACGTCTTGATGAGATTCGCAAGATCAAAATCAGGTACGCGGATACGATGCGCGGGGCCGTCGATAAAACCATACCCCAGTAAGACCGTTAAGGATGCCCGCTTCAGCGCGGGCGTCTACGATTTTGCTGAGTACGGCTTTCTTCAGACCTAGTTCACGCACAGCATCCGTGTCAAGGCAGGGGACAAAGAACCCCTGCCCCTTTTCAACTTTCGTCCACGGGAACTGGATTGAGGATACTCTCATCTAAGTCTTCCACTTTGCGCCTGATCTTCATCACAGCCACCCGCATCTGGGGACCTTTGGTCTTTGCCATCATGTCCTTCTTGACCAACTCAACCTGAAAGATGTCCTGAAGCTGGCGCTTGAATGAAGTGTAGCCAAAGCTCATGGATGCGCAATACGCCTTGAGTAAGTTTTCTTCAATAAAGTAGTCAATGTACTTGGGCGTCAACTCATGCTCAACCCTGCCAAGCACCTTGTTACGGGTGATGGAGATGTCGATCTCCTTGCCGCTACCGAGCTCTGCCATCAAGCCGCCAGTGCTAGGACGGATCACAACGAAGTTGCCGTAGCTGTCGCGGGTGTAGGCATTGAGTACGTCTTCCGCTGTGCGCACACTGCTCTTCATGCTGGCACGCATGTTCTCCACAACCTTCTTGAAGGCATTGATGATGGGGCGGTAAGGAATCTCAATCACGCCAAGCTCTTTGAACGCTTTGAGTGCACATACAGTAGCGCCGATACCTGCCATCCAGAAGCGCTCATCGTTGGTAGCGTTGAACTCTTTGTACATGGCGGCCACAGCACTGCTAACCAACTCAGGCAGACCCGCGACATTGTCGGCAAGGTACTGCGCCAACTGATAGCCAGCTACGCCATAGTTGTGTTGCAAAGACTTGATGATCTCAATCTCATGGGGCTCCCACGTCAACTCGTCCTCGAGCACAAACTCCAGCAAGCGGCGCAGTTCACCCTCCGATGAGTGGTTGCGGCCACCTGTCAGATAGTCCACGATGTGCGTGTTGGAAGACATGATCGCGTTGGTCATCCATGTGGACAAGTTCAAACGCTCTTTGTTGGAGCCGGACTCCATACGCTCCTTGCCTCGGCCCTCAGTCATGTCGAGGAGGAATTCAGGCAACCACTCGAAGTCCTTGCGGTTCTTCGCGGTGATCTCATCGGTGATGAGTGGATGGCTGTTGAGCAAACCAAGGCGTTGTTGCATGGCCACAGGGGATGTGCTCTTGCCTGTGCGGTAGTGTGTTGGGTGACCCCAGACAGATGCGGCGGCTTCCAAGGACAGTGACTTGCCTGTACCGGACTCAGTTGATGCGCAGTGGTACGTCATGCCGTAGATACCGGTGAAGCGCATAAATGGCGCTCCAGCACCGACAAGCAAAATGGCCAAGTGGTTCCACATCTTCTTGGCAATCAGCATGTTGACAAACGCTCTCCAGTTGTCCATCGTCCCCTTGGGCTCGGTGTTGACTGTAATGTTCTCCAGACCCGGCATCGGCACTTTGATTGGTGGCATGCCCTTGGAGAAGATACGCCCTGCATACACGTATGTATTGTCTGGTTGCCAGCCGTAGCTGTCGGGGACCTTGACGGCCACTTTGTTTGTACTAGAGTCTTCCACGCATGCCCTCACATATTCAAATAGGTTTTTGTCATTGTTGGAGCCAAAGGCTGCCACCACGTTCTGACTTGCCAGTGCTTTGACTGTCTCGTCCTTACTGACCACGGCCTTCTGCGCCATCGTCACGGTAACTGCGCCTTCAGGTTTGAGCGCAACCATGTGCACAGTGTGATCGTTGTTGCTGTTGAGGATGTCCACTACAAATAGCTCGTAGGGCAACAACATGATTTGTTTCTTGGTCTTAGCCCCATCATCGTCTTCAACTGTGCGCTCCATGAAAATGCCGCCATTGGTGCCATAGGCATAACCACGGGGCGGTGTTGGGCGCATAACCTTGAGCGTCTCTTTCGCTGTGACTGGGCTGGCACTTGCAATTTCTATTTCAATTTCTTTCTCTTGCACATCAACTTCGATCTCCCGACCGAGGAGCAGCGGGTTGGTGATCTTGCCCCAATGTGTACATGATGGGCATATACCGGGGTTCTCGCTGTCCATTTTGATGCAGGGGTACGGACCCTTGATGCTTTGCAGCTTCTGGTTCATACGCTCTGGCTCGTACGGGTGCAGCTTACTAAGCCATGCTGACGCCTTGTTGCCATCCTCACAGACCTTAGTCCATGACAGCAGACCACGCCAGAGCGGCTCCATGCCTTCTTCGGTTGCGTGTTCAACGTAGTGCGCAAGCTGGCTGCAACCCCGATCGTTTTGCGTGGCCAGCCAAATTGGTTTGAACTTGGTCACGCTGTTTTCAAAGAGCTTGACACTGGTTGCCGTGGCAGAAGAAGCCGCCGAAGGACGGGAGCCGGGCAAGTCCAGCTTGGGCACTTGCGCCTCATACACTGAGCCGACAAGCTTGTCCCTGATGGCCGTGGCCATAACATCGAAGTCAAACGTGTCGCCCTCAGACAGTATGCGCACGGGGCGCGGCGTCGCGTATTTCTTCTTGAAGTTGGTCGTGCCGGGGACACGCAAAACACGTGACGCATCAGCCGTCACAGTCATGTCGATCGCCAAGCTCTCTTGCTTACACAGACGCTTGAAGTTCTCAGCCACAGGTTTCCATGACTCAATAGGCTGTGACTGGGTCAGCGGCCAGTAGCAGTGCAACCCACCACCAGAGGCCACCACGTAGGGCGTACCCAAGGCATCGAGGCCAGTCTTCTCCAAAAACGCATTGAGCGCAAGTGCGGCGTCTTTTCTCGTAGCGTAGCCGTCCATGTCGATGAACAGGGACTTCACATACTGGGCGTTGGCCGCAGTCCGGTTGTCTTCCGTGCCAAAGGTAGCCAAGGCAAAGTAAACATCTTGCTTGCTGTCATGCCAACGTGTAGTCGGCATTGTTGTCTGATCGAGCGCATCCACAAACACGTGCTCTTTCATCTTCGTCGAAAGTTCTGCTACGCAGTACCGACCATATTCTGGCGGCGGCAGAACAACCGCTAAAAAATCAAGCGGAGTCATTAAAATCCTTGGTGGGGTTACAGGAACAGGTCGAGCTGCTTAGGGTCCCGAGACTGGTGCTCGTTATCGGGAGCCAGCACAGTCAAGCGACGCAGTACTTCTAACTGCCAGTCCTTAGGCAAGCCTGTATCCAGTTCAATGAGTTCCGCGCTGAAACGAATCAGTTCTTGCGTGGTGAGGGATCGAGGTTGTATTCCGTACATATTTTTCTCCATGCCTCGTCTGCTGTGCGAGAGGTCTGCATTATTTTGGTTAAGAATTCGACGCGGTTACGATAGGCCACAAACACTTCCGTGCCTGTAAACCAGTTGTATACAGTCTGTCGGGAGACACCGAGCGCAAAGGCAATCTTCGTGACGGGGAAGTCAAGATGGATCGCCCAACGCCCAAGCTGGTTGCCCAGAGACTTGGGTGTCTTCGCTACGTCGTCAATGATTTTTTGTGAATAGGCCATAGTGTTAGGTGGGGGCGGGGCATGGGATGCTGGCTTACAGATTCAGTTCCATGACCACCTTGGTTGCCGGGTTACCCGCCCCCGATTCAATTACTCGTCGTCCCAATCAGCAACGATGTCGGCCAGCTTGCCCTTCTTGGCAGGTACTGACTCAACCTTGGCTGGCGCTTTGCGAACTTCGGGCTCCTCTTCGGCTTCCACTTCAACAGGCTTGGCTTTCTTGGGCTTGGGTGCTGGCGCTGGGGCTTCTTCCTCGTCCTCTTCAGGTGCGGGAGCAGGGGCGGCTTTGGGCGCAGGGCGCTTGCCTTCAATGGCCAACGGTGCAGGAGCGGAAACGCCATCAGCAGAGGCAGGGGTAACAGCCACGGCCTTCTCCGCATCCTTGGAAGCGGCTTGCTCTTGTGCTGTCTCGTACTCTTCGTCAGTCAACCAACGCTGTGGGCTGAAGAACAACTTGGGAGACTCGGCCTTGGTGTCGAACTTCATGCGGGTCACGATGGCGTCCAAGTTCACTGGAGGAGTCTGAGCCGCCATGTAGCGGGCGTATGCCTGCAATGGGCGCTTCTCACCGTCTTCCTTGCCGAAGATAGATGTCGCAGGCAACGTCACTTGCAACACATCACCATCGGGGTTATTGGCCAACACCACAGCCAAACGCTGTTGATAACGGCAAGCACGGCTCTGACCTGTACCAGACCCAGCGATGTTCTGTGGGCATGTGGTGCAACTTGAGGACTGCTTGTTCTTCACACCGGCATCAGGCTTCTCGCCATCCGCAGATGTGCAGTCAGGGGCAGCTGCAGCCGCGTCTTTGTCATAGCCACCAGCGTAGAAAATACGGCTGACCTTGGGGGCAGCTTTCACAATGATGACGTCCAAGTGGCGGTCTTCAATTGAGGCGATCTCCTTGCCGCTTGAGAGCAGGCGGAACACACCGCCCTTGATTGAGACGCGCTTCATGCCGCCACCGGCGTTCACGTTACCGGCCAGAGCCAAGGTGGTTGCAGACAATTCCGCATTCTTAGCAAATGCAGGAACGTTAGAGGGGCTGAACATTGTTAAATTACTCATTTTGTTTTCCGATTAAGTAGGTTTGCGTACAGAGATGTCATACTCAGATGCTGAGTTGAGTCCGGGCGGTACGACCCCGGGGTTTTCTTCCAAGAACTGAGCCATGTTGGATTGCGCAATGCGCTTCTCAAGTAGGTCAATGGCCTCGTGCTCAATCATGAACTTCTTGAACGAGTCCCAGTCTTGTGTGGTGTAGCGAGTCTTCACGGACATGACTGCCGTGCCCTCGGTAGTGCGTACAGATGTGACCCCCATGGCCTTCATCTGATCCTTAATGGCGTGCTTGATTTCTTCCTGTTGTGCCTTGAGTACTTCCGCTTGGGTGTCGTACTCTTGGGTCAGTTCGGTCAAGCGCCCACGTAGCTTGCGGTAAATTTTTACCAGTTTGTCGAGCGGTATCGCATCGTCTTCCATTTGCTTCTCCTGTTGTTTTGTTGTCTAAGGTTGGACAGTTTACATGTATTTTCTAGCGTTGCAACCCCCTTTCAAGATTTAATTTCAGTTTCGAACATGTCAGTCAGGAGTAAGTTGTCACTAACTTTCCCTTCCAACGCTTTAAACATCTTCTTTTCGATCGGGCTACTCTGAATGTGAATCACAGTAACTTTGTCGGAGTCCTGCCCCTTGCGGTCAGCACGGGCACAGCACTGGATGTACTGCTCAACGCTCATGAGAGGGCCGTAGAACACCACGGTATCAGCGGCAGTCAGCGTAATGCCATGGGCAGAAGCGGCGGGCTGCATCACCAACACACGGGGGTTTGGCTCGGTCTGGAAGCGGTTGATAGTTATACCGCGCTTGCTTGGCGTGATGTCTCCGTGAATGCACTCGTTGACAATGCCCTTCTTCGTGAGGTAGTTGCTGATCGTGTCGATGGTGCTACGGAACAGGGCGAAGATGATGACCTTGCGATCAGTCTCTTCCAAGATTTCCTCAAGCACAGCAAGGCGCGGCGCTGAGTCGAACTCAACAACTTCCCTGTCGTCTGTGTATGCCGCACCGCAACTGATTTGCAATAGCTTGGATACGCCAGCGGCGGCGTTGACTGCCGTGATGGTCTCTCCTGCAGCTTGCACCAGCATGCGCTCCTTGAGCAGGGAGTAGTACTTGTTCTGCTGTGGAGTCATGGGCACCTCACGCACCATCGTGATGACAGGCGGTAAGTCAAGGCACTGTGCTTTGGTAAAGCGTATCGCAGGCTGGAGCGCCTCGTGCACCTTGTCTTTGGCATCCGCCTTAGCCGCCCACTTGAACATCGTTACCTTGTTCATCACCTGATCGCGCCATGCCGTGAAGAACTTGGGCACACCCTCGGGGTTAACCAACTTGGCTAGACCGTACGCATCGACAGGCGACTGTGACGCCGGCGTTCCCGTCATCATCCACAGGTATGTGTTGGGGTGGAGGATGGAGTTAAGCGATTTCCATCTGCGTGTGGTGACGGTCTTGTATGCGTTGGCTTCGTCAACAATCACGAGGTCAAAGCGGCCATCGTTCTTCACTTCGTCTGCGATGAGGTTCAGCCCTTCGTAGTTGGTGATGACGATCTCGTAGTCACGCTGGATCATCTCAATGCGGCGACTAGCCTGCGCATGGTGCGCGATAACGGCCGAGCGATGTATCACGCTGTTGTTGATGTCACCCATCCATGCGCTGTGCATGATCGACAGGGGGCACAGGATGAGAACCCTACGCACCTTCTTGAGCTTCATCAAGTAGTCAGCCGCCCACAATGCTGAGAGCGTCTTGCCCGTGCCGGGTTCTGAAAACACGAAGGCTCTGCGATACATCGTGAGGAATGCCGCAGTCTCGATCTGGTGAGCCATGGGCTTGTAACGCCCCGGCCAGTCATAGCGCCTAGTGATAGGCGATGGCACATCTTTGACACCTAGGTTACGCAAGACCCGCGCTTCGTCAAGACCCCAGTAAACAGCGACATCGTAGCCACCGTCTGCACGGGGCATTGCCTTGCTCTTAGGGATGATTGAGTACTTGTGCGGGTTCCTTGTGCGTAAGATAAGTGCTTTGTCTTCTACGATTTCCATTGCTTCTCCAAGCTATTATTTTCCGTTGTCGCTTTGGTTAGCGCTCTTGTTACGGAGTCGGGTGTTACCTGTCGTTGACTTGCCGCCTGCACGCAAAGGTTTGATGTGGTCAATGTCTTTGCCTGCTCTGTTGACGCCTTTCTTGTCGTACGCTCTACGCGCCTTTTGACGCTCGATCTGGTCGGCTGTCTCGCCCGTTTTCTTTTGCAGTTTGTATGCGTGTTTGTAGTCACGCTTGCCATTAGTCTGTGTCATGTTTAGTCCCTTTCTTTGAATTACATGAACGGCAAAGTATCTGGTAATCAGCATGGCGTTTGTGAAACGCTTGCCACGCATCTAATACTTGCGAACTTTTAATAACCCAACCTGCACCAGTTGCATCGTTGGTAAGCTCAACTGTACCCTGCTCTTCACAAAAAGCCATAGCAATCTTTTTGAATGGTAGCTTCTTGTGATCGACTGTGATGAGAGAAGTCGTGCCGCACACCGCACAGAAACGCGTGGCCGTACCCTTGTACTCTGCCATCTGGTCAGCTACTGACACACGCAATGCACGCATCAAGCTGTTGTCCGGTGTAAGTGCTCTGTTCCATGACCATACTTGAAACGTCTCACCGTCTTCTGAGTTGGCAATACAGCGCGGGTCAGTTGGAAAGGTGGGGTTAACGATTCGTTTATAGAAAGGAAAACTCCAGCCTGTCAGTTCATTGAACTGCGCTACATCCTCGGCGTTAAAAAGTACACCATGTAGCTGCCGATCAATCAGCGCTTGAATCTGCACCTTGCGTTCTTTGATGGTTGCCATATCAATGTTTGGGATTGAACTCGCATCCGGTGACCTGACACCATCCGCATAGTGGGGTTTGATTGGGGTTCCATACATCGTTCTCAAAGCATGCTTCAAGACGCGCAGTACGCTCACGGTACTTCCACCAAAATGCTTCAGCTTGGTCGCGTGTCATCTGCATCTTGACCATATCATCTTTGACAATGAACAGCAACGCAGAGTTAACTTTGCGGATGTGCGGGAAGTGCGCGAATACCATGAGCGACATGAGCACAAGCTGATCCCTGTCGGGGTACTTGTTGTTGCCCGTCTTCCAGTCACCCACCCAAGCTGTAAGGTTCTCGTCATCTACGATCAGGATGTCGGCAATGCCTCGAACCCAAACATCGGGAGCCTTCCAGTTGGTAGGCCGCAAGTCCACAGTCAGCGCCATCTCGTACTCAGCTAACGCTCTGCCGGGTTTCTTAAGCATGGCGTCCACTACAGGCTTGAACTGCGCGTACTCAGGCGGTATTGGCTTCTTGTCCCTGATGTAGAACTCGATGGCTTCATGCACCTGATTGCCGTACCGTGTGGCCTCAGTCTCTTGGAAGGGGTACTTCTTCAGGACCTTGACCTCGTGGTATCTGCGTTGGCAGCCTTCAAAATCTTTGAGGCTACTGTGTGACCATGCTGGCTTTTTCATTCGAACTTCGCAGTCTTGATTGCTACTGTTAATCGGTTGGCGAACTGGGTGACGAATGCTTCGTTCTTGTTAAGCTCGTGCTGTCCCATGTCCTCCAGTATGGCGTGTGTGACTTCGTGCCAGAAGGTGTCGGCCATCTCGTCCTTGGTGAACTTGCGTCCTGTGACGTTGCTGGCCTTGCCAAGGCGGATACAGCTCTCGGGATAGAACGTACGCCCCATGTCCTTGCGGTGGAGCATGGCTTCCACCACCTCCACGCTGTACCACTTTCTGCCCACACGCATTCGTGTTGGTAACTTCATTGCTTCTCCTTAATTTTTAGCTAACCCATACCTACGGTGTGCACCACCGTCAGCGTCCAATGGAATGCCCGGCATGTAAGGCGGCTCCATAGTCATCTGTGCCAAGACCCAAGTCTTAGCTTCCGCTACTTCAGCGTCAGGAACCACAACGATCTGCTCGTCATGTACTGTCCCCGCCACAAAGTATCTCTTTGCAGTACGCACCATCCCATCAGTCATCACGCATCTCGCTACGCCCTGCGTGACATTGTTGGTTATTTTTCCTGCATATATCTTAGTACGATCTGGCCCATATGTCCACTCTGTTTGATCTTTATTTGTAGCCGGATCTTTGAAGCGCCTGATGTTGAGGTCTGGATACAACAGCTTCATGCCGGACGGCAGCTCAATCTCCCCCTTGCGGTACGTCAAACACTTGTGCTTGTACTCCTTGCCCTTGTACAGCGACTCGTGGATAAGCTCAGTGTTGAGGCTCCAGAAGTCAACCACAGGCGTGGCCGTTGCCCTGTACTTGTCGATGATGGCTTTGGCCGCGAGACAATGAATGACTAGCTCCTTGGTTGTACAGGTGTGCGGTATGGATTGGAGCTTCTCAACGTTCACTTCCCAGTCGAGGAACTTCTTGGCGGCTTGTTGCGTGACCCCCAGTTTCTTTGCAAAGGCAAGGTCGTACCGCTGAGGCGGCGCCCCGAGGAACCCTGTAAGTAGTTGGGACGCAAAGGCAGCCCAACCGAGTCCATAGCCGCACCCAAGCAACGCGCTCTTTGCCGACTGCCGGAGATCAGGATGGGACTCTTTGGTGAGATTGGGGATGTTGAACATCTGCGCACCGAACGCGGCATAAGGGTCACCCCCAGCCCTGAAGATGTCAAGCATATCTGTATAGTCAGAAAGCCACGCAAGGACTCGCGGCTCAATCTGTGACAGATCGCCCACGACGAGTTGGTGGCCAACGGGAGCCATAATCGCTTTGCGTAAGAACGAGCCTCGCTTGAGGTTCTGCATGTTGATGGCCGAGCCTTTCGACGCTGTCCAGCGGCCTGTCTGTGCACCGTAGTACGAAAGCGGAACTGGAAGCGAGCCACGTTGGCTGATGTCCAAGAAGCGCTGTGCACGGGTGCGCTCAGTGGTAGATTTAACCTTAAGACGCGCTTCACAAAGAAGGGCAACGTCCTCACGTTCACCATTGAGTAGCGCTTGAAATAGGGCATCGTTTTTAGCGAGGGCGAGTGTCTCTTTCCCAGTCGTCTTACTTGTCTTGGTTGGCGGAACCACATTGAGTTTCTCAAGTAGTGCAGCAAACTGCGGGTTCGACGCCAGAGCAGTTTCGTCCACGCCGAGTTTCTGTAATAGGGCTTCACGTTTTTCCTTTTCGTCTAGTATGGCGTCGGTCAGCATGTTGGGGTCAAGCTCAAGGCATGCACGGGTGTACATCTTGAGGGTCATGTCGATGAGCCTGAGTTCTTTAGCGGGATACCCAACAGCCAAGCGGGTAAAGATTTGCTCGCACAGGTACACATCATGCGCACAGTACTCGGCTAGTTCTTTCTCCATGGCAGGGGTGAGTTCTGTGTAACCGTTGGTGTTGTACACAGCGTTGCCCTTGGGTGGCAGGCCGAAGTCCTGCGCCAGCTTCATCAATGAGTTTCCCACCTCGACGCCCCGTAGAGCACGACCCATAGAAAGAGAATCAAAAATAAAGCATGGTCGCCAGTTACATATCCACTCCAGTATAGAAACATCGAACTGAGCGTTATGAGCCAGAACAGCAGTGGTCTTAGGATCATAGCAAGCAAGGATGCGCGGGAGCTCATCTCCTCTGTACCACTGGGTTGGCTTGTCTGATCCGTACTCATGGATGCAGGCTCCAAATGCTTTGAATCGTGGGTCACGTATGTACTCCTCGGTTGTCATCTTGCTCAGGGTGTAACCTTCCTTGGTGTCCCAGTAGGTCTCGAAGTCGATCGTGATGATCTGTTTATATGGGGCGCTCACGTAATTTCCTCAAATGTGGGGTGTTGTAATGCTCGTGCAAAAAAGTGTGCGCGTTCGTAAGCGTCGTCGCTATGAAATGAGGCTTCCCATTGCCAACGCAATTGATACCAGCGTTTGCTTTCAACATACCAGTAATTATGTGGATTAAATACAACTCGTATTCTCATGTGTTCTTCTCCTTTAGTTTTGCTTCAATGGCGTTATAGAAACTACCCCAACCATCCATGTTGTGTTGTTTGTAAATCTCAAGCTGCTCATCATCAGTCAGACCCACCCACTCACGCTTGGGTGCGTACACATACGGCTGTCCCATGTCACGCAGTATCTGCTTGCCAAGGTTGCTGTTCTTCTCAACGTCGTTGAAGGCTTCGTCTTCTTCGGGTGTCCAGTCAGTCATTTGTTTTGCTCCTTATTTTTAATCTGTTTTTGATGCGCTCCATAGGACGATGGTCAACATCAAACATATCAGCTTCTATCGCCAGTTCAAAAAGCTTAGGCCAACTACCTTCTTCAGAGAACCATCGGCGTATCGTTCTATCATCTACACCAATGAACCTGCCAACTTCCCGCTGACTAATGCCTTTATTGGAAAAGTATTGCCGTACCTCAGTTAACGTCATGTGTTCTTCTCCTTGAGTTTGGCTTCAATGGCTTTGATAAGAGACTTAAGATCGCCTCCGTCCCAATCAATTTCATCTTCATCAGTCAGCCCTACCCAAGGGCGCTTCTGCTTGTCAAGCATCCATTGCATAGCTTCTAGCACCTTCTTTGCGGCCTCAGTCACTTCAACACCCTCATTAACTTCAATGCGTCTGTCTGCTGTGATACGCATCACCCAACCATCCATCAATGTGTTGCTTGTAGTTTTAAATTCAATTGTGTTTGGTGTCATGTATTCTTCTCCTTGAGTTTGGCAAAAACGTAATCAACAATGCGAACGCAAACCACAGCAAAAAGCCCAATGCCAACACCAACCATCAGTGATTCAAAATTCATGCTTTCCCCCTTGCTCGGATGGCTTCTGCACAGGCTTCAGCCAAGTTGTAAGGCGTTCCATCATTTGTCTGCTCACACACCTTTGCACACGCCTCACGCTCGGCTAAGATTGCATCATCAAGGCGCTGTTTAAACGCCCCAATAACCCAATCTACAAATATTTTCCCGCTTTCAGTAAGCTCGCCTTCAAAGTGCATCTTGCCTTCGTTAAAGTCAAACGAGCCAACTTCTTTGCCTTCTTTGTGAAAGTGCAACATATAGTTTGGGTGTGTATTTCCAACCAACAAGCCAACTTTACTTGTTGGGTAAATAATTTCAGTAGATTCTTGTGTCATACCTTCTCCTTTAGTTAAAGTTTTCTTTTGGTGGTGCGTCTAACAGGTTTAGAAAGCCGAAAAAATCGTTTGCCGCCAGCATGAGCTGCGACGCCTCCATCTCGTTACAGTTTAGGGTAACGACTCCTGCCAGTTGATCTTCAGCGCGGCCAACGATGACCACGCCCTGTGCCTTGCCTTCTCCGTAGCACATCACCAGTTTGTGGATCAGTAGCTTGAAGTGGGCTTGCTCTTCGTCTGACATGGCCGTCACCCTGCTGTGTAGCTCCGCTTCAGACATCGAGCCGTCAAAGTCCTTGTATTTCATATCGTTTGAGCTCCAGTAGTGTTTTCAGCTCATCGAGGTTGTGCTCACGGGCAATGAACACAGTGCCCCATGCATTGCGGATGGCGTCGAGTTCTCTGTCTTGAAGAGCTGTGGTCTGCCCTTTGCCTGCTTTGCACTCGATGGCGATGAAGTGTCCGTCCATGCAGCCAACGATGTCAGGTATACCCGCTCGGCCAAAACCATTAGCGGGGGGCATGAAGTGGTAGATTTTGAGTTCATCAAGTAGTTTCCGTACGTTTTTCTTTACAAGATTCTCAGGTGTCGAAGCCATCGCGTCCCCTCGTTTGCGTTCTTCCATTCGCTTCAACGTACCTTGTCAGGTTGACCTCTGGATGCCCAAAAGTTTTGCCATCGTTGGCGATCTCTCGGTTGAGTAACTCAAACGCTTTCAGTATGGTGCGCATGCCGTACAGATCAACTGTCTTCTGCACATCAGGCAACACAGCAGCGCTTGGGTCTGACGCCAGTATGAGGTACAAGAGCCGCAACGCGACCCAGTCTTTCTTCTTAAGATTTTCCATCTTGCACCTCAATCAGTTTGTCAAGGTAGTGACGCGCCTTCTTCAAGTCATCAAGGCCGCCCTTGTCTTTCCAGCGGGACACGTACTTTACAATGTTTCCTTCAAGGTAGCCGAGGTTGTTGTCCACAATGTAGTCCCATGGTTGGATGCTCTTGTTTTTGTAGTGAGTGCCTGCTACCTGTACATCATTGGCTTTAAGCGCTTCTAACTGCTTGCGCTGTTCTTGGATGATGGCCCTCGTGGCATCGTGAAACAAATCAAGGTCTAATTGATTCTCTGTTGGTATGGGTTTAGTCATTCTCTTCTCGCTTTCGTTTTAAAAATATAGCGTCTGCGGGGTGTTGCAAACGCTCAAGCTCGTTGTCGTAGAACTTCTTGGGCATGGGCGCTTTCTTCTCAAGCAACTCACGCAACCAATCCAGTCCCCCTAGCTGTTGCAAAATCATCCACTGCCTGTCACTTAAACGTACGTATCGTACCTTTAGGGGGGCGGGGGGTTTTGGTCTTGGCATGTTCAAGTACTCCTTCATGCTTATTGGGTTGTCTTTCTTTGGCACGGGCAAACGTGCCGAACTGTTTGTAGCCTAGGCCTTCTTCGTTCTTGATCTGGTTGCTTGGGTTCTTTGCACGAAAGTAGGGGTCGGCCATGAAGATACTCGGCCTGTCTACTTGAGCAAGTTCTTCCCACGGGTTAAGCACCTTGGGTTTGTCGGTCATACACCTTCCTTTAATTGCGTCGCCAGCGATTCACACTCATCAATGCAGAAGTCCAGTGATCTAATCACATCACCTTCGAACCGCAACGACAACGCGCTTATGCTTTTGTACTCGGGGGCCATCAACTCAGGGTCACGTGCATCGCCAAGGTGTGCGCAGTCATAGCCGAACCACCACAAGTCGTCAGCTTCAACAGGGTATTTGCCGTTGCCCCCTGCAAAGGTCAGGCCGCCATGTACATCAACGTCAGCATCATCATACGCAACGCCGTAAAGCTTATGCCCTATCGGTATTGCCACGTACCCACAGCGGTGTCCCATGGGGGTAGCGCACACCACAGCGCGGTAGCCTGCCTTTGTTACCCAATCTTTTTCTGTAGTCATAGTGACACAGCCCCCAATTGTTTAAGCGCGGCTTGCAGTCCAGCCAAGCCACCCACGCGTTGGTCATTGAAGAATATCTGCGGCATCTGACGCGCATCAGGGAACTCTTTGAGCAGGTTGGCAAGGCGGTCGCCCACCTCGACGTCCACATCCGAATACTTCAGCCCAAAGCTGTCCAATACCATCTTAGCTGTCGTACAGTTGGGGCAGTTGGCCTTGGTGTACATGGTGATGTTTATTTCTTTCATTGTTCTCTCGCTTTCATCATTGCGTCTGCCAATTCATAGGCGGTATTTGCCAATGTGCTTTCTCCTACTAATCTCAGCACTTGGCCATCGGCCATCATTCCCTGCATAGCCTTAGCCGCAAAGTAGTCACGCAGGGTCATGCCTTTATTGCCCGTCACTGTTTTGCCATCGTCAACCATCCATGGAAATGCTGATGGGTTTTTATCTGACATCTTAACCCCCAAACATCTGCTTCAAGTGCACATACAACTCACGCGCTTGATACACAGTCAGGTTGCCAACGATGTCTTCGGGCGTCTTTGTACGTACAAGGGTCACCATGCGTTTGGGCGCAACCTCAACCCCACCCATAGCGTATGCAGCCGCATCAAGCGCATCTTGGCTAGGCATAGGCGCTGCTTCTATCTTCTCTCTCAACAGCGCACCGATACCTGTTACGGGCTTCTTCTGTACCTTGGCTTTCTTTTTCTTCTTGTAGTTTACGCCCTTGATGGGTACATACTCGTTTACGTCTGCGTACCACAGGCCGTTGGTTTCGTGCACCATATAACTTCTGCGCATCTGCGCTATCAATGATGACACTGACCCTTTGGCGAAGCCCTTGTGCTCAAGACCTTTAATGATCTCCATGCGCGTGGAGCCGGGGTTGTTCTTGATGTAGCTGAAGGTTTCGCGTGAGACGTTGTTGGTGATTTTGTGTTGATTAAGCATGGCTGGTTTTTGGTTTGAAGTTGAGGGAAAAGAAGATGACACTGGTTGGATAGAAGCAGGAATAGGAACAGGGACAACTGTCCCCTCGTCATCGTCATCCCACTGCTGTAAGGTTCTACTGAGGGCAGAAGTAAGGGCGGTTTGCATGTCAGGCATTTTTAGTTTCCTCCTAGTACGAGCATGACAAAAACAATTGCGGCAAGAGCCGCGAGGGAAAGCACGCAGGTGCGTGTATCTTCTGACCATCCCTGCTTGTCGCCTAACAGGGCAGCTTGCACCCAAGTTTCCTCGGGCGTAGGTATGGGGGGCGGGGGTGTGTAGAGCAAGCCTATCTTGACCTTGCCCGTATCGTAAGGTGTGTGTTTCATGTAGTTATTTCTCCTTGGGGTTGAAATTATTTGTACAGGGTTGGACAAAAGTCAATAGGGTCTCCAGTAAAAAAGATCGGCCATAAGTACTATTACCGCTAACAAAAGTATTACTCTTTCGAATTTTTCATAGCGTGTCATCATTCTTCGTCTCCTTGATTTAGTTCTTCCTCGAGCTCGGCTTGTTCGTCAAGCGCTGCTTGCTCATCTATCTTGCGTTGATGCTCGGCCAGCAGGCCGTCGTAGTAAGCGTCTAGTCCTTGCATTTAATTCTCCTCGTTGAAGTGTTTGCGTGCGCCATCAATCGCCGAAGCACTGTTCTCGATCATCTCCCAGTACTCAGCGTCATCGAAGTCGTCGTATACCATCCAGCGCTCGGTCTCATAGAACTGCAACACCTTGTTAATCGAGCCGAATGATTTGCCCAGTGCCTCGTATATTTTTAGTGCGTGGTCGTAGTCTTTGACCATTGATACCGCTTGTAGGACGGCGCACGCTCTTGCTGATTTACTTTTCATTTACTCTCTCCTTTTGGTTGGTTATGCTTCACAGTGAATCGCATCGAACAATGTGCACAGCACAGTTGATGCATCGTAGGCACGAGCCATTTGTTTGGCTTCTTCTAGTAGGTCATCGGTCAGCTTGCGCTTGTTCAGGAACTTGACCGCCATGTCTGGGTCTTCGGGGTACACACACTCAGCGATCATGTTGATAAGGTCATCGTAGTAGCCAGCTTGCGCATCGTAAATAGCGTCGTACAGCATCTCGGTTGCGAAGTACTCGTCATCGTCTGGCCAGTTGTATAGGGCTTCCTTGCCATCGGTGGGCTTGCCGTCCTTGTCATCCTTGTACACGCCATAGCCTGACCACCATGCGGTGTCGTACTTACTGTCGTACTTGTATGTCTTGTAGTCATCGACAGTGGGGTCACGATCAGTAGGCAGTGCGTCCCAGTCAACCTTGGATGCAGCAATGGCAAGCGCGGCGAAGTGCACGATGTCAAGGTTCTCACGATCGCCGTGCTCGTTGTAGTAGCCCACGCTGATGTTGGTGCACTCGGGGATGATGTCGGTGAACTCAGCGGTGTCTGTGTACACACCCGTGTCGTCTGGCGAGTACATGAGGTTGTCATTGTGCTCATTGAGCGCAGATGCAAGGGTCTGACAGAAGCTGTCGGATGCACAGCGCCCCATACCTTGATGACTGATGACGCTGTCGATACCGCGCCTGTCGAACGCAATGGCACGATTGAACTGCTTGAGTAAGTCCTTGTTGTTAGCCTCGATGAACTTGGCACCGATACCGCCGCACTCCTCGCCTTGGCTGAAGATGTAGTAGCCTGCGACACCTGAGTGGATCAAGTGCATGAGCATGGCCACACCTGCACCATCGTCAGCACCGAGAGGAGCGCCATCTGCATGCCAGTGGGTCTGTGTCTTCTTGATCTTGTTGGGGCCTGTGTCTCTGTGTACTGTGTCCACATGGGCGATGAACAGCGTCTTGCTGCCCTTGACTCGGTTGTCCACGTGCAGGTTGCCCGCGCCATCCACGGATGTGAAAGACTTAAGCTCGGCAGGTAGGTTGACGAACAGCCATGATGTGAAGTCGGATACCTCATGTGTATTGTGTGGACGTTTGTGTGAGAGTGCCCGTTCAAGTGTGCGCACGATGATGGGCTGTTGTGTGGCTTGTGTGGTTTGTTTTGATTTGCGTTTAGTCATGATTGATCTCCTTAGATTGTGTCGGTTGCTTCGAGTGTCAGGTTAGCGTTGATAGACGCTACGTACATCAGCTCTGTGCTGATTAGTCTGCGCATGTTGATGCGTGTGTTGTCAAGGCCAAAGACAGCGATGTGATGTGTGGGCACATCACGATGAGCGAACAGCTTGTTGCCGTCATGCAGTATGGTCATGCTGAAGCGAACGATGTCCCCCTCAATGCCGTAGTCCTCGAACAGCGCTAGCTGATCTAGCATCGACATGGTGAGCAGCGTTGCGTCTGGCTTAGTAGCGACAGGGGCAACAGCCACGGCTGTGTCGCCATCCTCGTCCTCATCGTCAGTAGCAGGGGCATGGTCAGGGTGATACTTGCATCCATCAACCTCAACGTACTCAGTGTCATCGGTGTACCAGTTGCACGACTCCTCGCACTGCCAGCCGTCCTCGGTCAAGCCGTACTCATCGGTGTCCTCGAACCTGCAGATGCGGTCATCGTCAATCGAATACCAGTCACCATTGATCTCGATGGCTTCCTCCATCTTCTCGTACTCGCCGTTCTCAAGCGACACGATCTCGTTGTCACCGAGGTAGTCCTCGTCATAGTAATCATTGCATGAGTCCACATACACCGCATTGTCCTCGTGTACATAGTACTGATTGCCCCGCCTGCCGTACACATAGCGGTAGTTGTCTCGGCATGACTCACAGACCTGAGCGTCCTCGTGCCTACCGACCCAGTAGCCGTCATCGTTGCTGGTGCTGTCACCGCAGTCATCGCAGTCGAAGTAGTCATCGTCCTCACAGGTCGGTATACCTCCCGTCTGATCGCAGATGTACTCACCATCGCTGTCGATGACAAAGCATTTGTTGGTGCTGTCAACACTCACACGCTTCTCACCGCCGTCAAGGTAGGGCGCAAGGAAATGCTCGCCCGTTGGGTGATACGCCAGTCGCTCGCCGTCCTCCCAGTAGGCGTGCTTGGTGTAGCCCTGCTCCTTGAGCCAGTTCTCCATGCCGTTGTCTGTCTCGCTGTACCCGCCGTTGCTGGCAGGGCGAGCGTACGTCCTGACATAGTACTTCTTGCCATCTGTGGGCTGAGTCATACACAGCGCACGGCCAACAGTCTCATCGCCCTCGATGCGAACAGCCATGTGCCAGCCATACTTGGGATCGTACGCCTCGTATGGGTGACGGGTCACGCCATCAGAACAGCGGATGCCCCTGTCATCACGCCAGACCATGCAAGAGCCTGGCCCCTTGTGCAGATGGTAGATCATCTCGGCTGTGGTGTGCACGAACTTGAACGAGGCGGCTGTGCCGTGACGGGCAACAAGATCGCGGATGGTGTGGTCAGGCAGATTGAAGTGGCGCGTCAGGTACTTGCCCACCGAGGTGACAGTCTGCAGGTTCTTCTTGCCCTTGGCCTCGTTCTGGGTGTAGGCGATGCGGGTGCGGTCGCCTTGGGATATGTGTGGGTGCTCAAGCAGCAGTTGATGCCAGTCGATGGGACGCACGAGCTTGATGGCCGCCTCGGTGGCGGGGTGTACTGGGTAGCTGTCGAACTCACGAATGATCCAGTACCGCTCTTCACGCTTGGCACTGATCTCCTGCATCTCGTCCTCATCGTCCGAGAGATGCCATGCCCGTCTGAGGACGCGGTCGACATTGCGTATCGCAGTGGCCGCTTGAGCCATGATGGACACCATGTCTTGCCAGTCGTATGTGTTGTTAGATGTAGTCATTTTGTTTTCTCCTTGGGTTTAAGAATGGGGACGGCTGTCCCCGTTTGGGTTGCTACTTGTTGCGGTTGTTGATAGCTTCCAGTGCCTCGTCAGCACAGGCACGCCATGACGCCTCGCTGATGAATCCTTCGTTCGCCCACTTGGGCGACAGCTTTGTCTGGTCTGCGTAGTGGCGTATGGCCTCGATCAAGAACGCCTGCATGAGAGGCCCCTGCTTGCTGTGTGACATGAGCCCGTTGATTAGCTCAGCGTTGGTTTTGTGTTTGACCTTGGTCATTGCTTCTCCTTGTGGTTAATTTAGTGTGCGCATGGTGCGCGGCGCTGAATAAGCGCCGAAGATCGGGGACAACTGTCCCCATCGAAAGACACT